CTCACCAACGGTAGTAAATAACGATGGTGAAGCCGTATACTTGCCACGCATTGAAATACACGATCAGGCAGATAACCCAGTAATCACTAACCAGACAACTGGTGAGCGCTTTGAGCTTGATATAAACCTAGTAGATGGTGATGAGGTCGTAATTGACATGGCGAAGCGCACAGTCACCCTAAATGGCTCTAGCATCATTGGCAACAAGACTGATGATAGTACATGGTGGGGCTTGCAAGTTGGTCCTAACTCAATAGTGCTAGACAGCAGTAGCGGTGGCGATACAGTCACAGCAGATATTTACTGGCGCAACGGAGTTAGGGGCATCTAATGACACCAACACCTAAATACGAATTTGAATTGTGGATCAATGGCGCGCAAGTAGGTGACATAACCAAGCTGGCTAAAAACCGCAGCTTTTCATTCACGCGCAACGGCAGTGAAGAGCTGAGCTTTAGCATGAGCCTGTCAGCATGGGAGGCATACTGTGAAGAGCTTGGCGCAGCGCCGCAAGCGGTCCTAGAAGCCTATGTGACTGATATTCGTGTAAAGCGCAATGGTAGCTACTACTTTGGTGTACATGTGGTAGATATGCCTTTCACGCTTGAAGAGGGCGGCATTACTCTAGAGGTAAAAGCCACTGGCTTCTTTGACTTATTCGCTGATCGCTATGTTACAAAAACCTATACCCAAGAAGAGCGTGTTGCTATATTCCTAGATTTGATTAATGAGACACAAGATACAGGTGACCCAGATGATGATTTTGGGGTTGTGCCTGGTCCGCTGCAGTATGACACTGGCTTGCTTAGTGATCGTGAATATACTGACCAAAATGTACGCGATGGCGGCGTGAACCTCACAAACTTAAGTGATGGCAATTTTGACTTCCGCTTTAATTATGACCGCAGTGTAGAGACATTTGCCCAAATTGGCGCGGATCGCCCAGATATGAAATTCACCTACCCTTACAACATCAGAAGCGGCAAGGTGACTCACACAGCCACAAACCTATGGAATTACATTATTGGCTTAGGCTCAGGCTTTGGTGAAGAGGCTTTACGCACCATCACTGCAGACCCAGTAAGTAGGGGCAACCACAAGACGCGCCAAAAGATTGTGAGCTTCAATAGTGTCACTAAGCAGCAAACACTTGATGAAAACACCTATGCTTACCTGCAGAAAGTAAAAAACATTCTAGAACTACCAACATTCAATGTAAGCGGCGCGCTGGCAAATCTTGATCTGCTAGGAATTGGTGACCGCATACCTATTGAAGTAGCTGGACATCCTGCACTGCCTTTAAGCGGCATATATCGTATTGAAAAACTGTCAGTAACCCTAGATGATAACGATGCCGAAGATATAGCAATAACGGTAGACAATTATGGCTTATGAACAGATTAGACTTAGACCCAGTAAACCAACTCGCTGCAATGCTCAAGCAGGCAGAAGATGATATACGCGACATCAAGAATAAACAGCGCTACAGTGGAAAAGCAGGACTACGCGGCTACTTTGTAAGTAACCCAGCAACTTGGGACATTACAGGCAGCGCCAGCAATGGCGGCGGTGATCCTGGCTACCGTGATTTTCAGATTATATTTGTAGCAAGTGGCAAGCAGCCATTCCCAGTAGAGAATGTGCAGCTAGATATTCGTTTTGGTGGCACAGGTGAAGCTAATAAGCCTAGAGAATTGCCTAACGGCTTCTGGGGCTATGATGATGGCGTAAACTTTGCCAGCATGTTTAATCGTAACCCTGAATTTGATAAGACATACAACGGTAGCGAAACGCAGTATAGGTGGACGTTTGGCTTCAACGTATTTGGCACACTCACCTATTACATCAAAGTCTATGCTGCAGGCACGAGTGACGGCACAATATCAGTTAATCAAACAGCACCGTAGGTAGAGTATGGAAGATAAAAGATTAGACATAGCCGAAAGCCAAAACCTGCAGAACAGGGTGGCTAATGCAATGAAGATGATGCGTGAGCTTAAGCAGTCACAGTTTATTGGTGGTGATAGCGTGCTATTTTACAAAAAAGATGGTGGTGGCTTATATGACTGGGGTGGAGTGCCGCCGCAAAGCCCACAGGCTTCTTATGTGAGTACAAAGGTTTTACGCGTAACTGCCACTGCCCTTACTCAAAACGTTCTATTTGCCGATCTTATTGCTGAATTACGCATTAACAGCCCTACAGCGGCTAAGCACACAATCCTAAATTACATTGATGAAATCTACTATAATCAGGTGTATTGGAGTATCTTTGCATACCCAGATGCCCAAATGCCAGGGCAAGAAAATATACAAAGTTGGACTGTAGGTATTAGTGGTGGTGATCCAAATGGCGTGTCGCGCCCACTGAATACTGTTTATATGAAAAACTATGTGGTAGCTAATGATGATGTGCAAATAAGCATTACGGAGTTGAACTAATGGCTAGTGACCGCAACCAACCAGATGAGCAGTTTGCAGTTGATCTAGCAGGCTTGCTTAAAGATATTGAAGAGTACAAGCAATTTGCACGTTCTGGGCAAGATAGCGTGCGTATGTACCGAATATTCAGCCAAAATGCTAGTGATAAAACCATGACTAATGTGCAATTTCGCAATACACGCTTTAGGCTCACTTTTGAGCCTGCAGACCAGGGCGCACGCGGCTTAGTGTATAAAATGGAATACACATTTACAGAGGCAAGCGGTCCAAGTATTAGTTCAGTCCAAATAGATGTTGAGCGCGAAAATGTAGACAATTCTATAGGTGTTCAAACATGGCTGGTCAGCGTAAGTGGGTCTGATTTCTTCCCTAACCCACTGGTAACAATGAAGTTTTATTTTTGGGCAAGTGGTGAGGGTACTTTTTATACAACTAATTTATAAAGTCTGGTATTATAACATAAGGAGTATTAAGAAATGGCATTAGCAACATCAAACAGAGACGGCGGACGAACTAGCGAAAGCGGTCATTTACGCGCAATTATGAAAGGGCTTAAAGCCCAAGTTATGAAAGGTCTTAATGTTACGCAGCGTGGTGCTGGCGCTAACATGTCTGTTGATGTTCAAATTGGTGATGCTATTATTCCGCGCAGTGATGGTACTTATGGTCACCCTGCTTGGGCAGATGCTATTTATAACGTTGCTATTACTACAGCCGATGTTAGCAACCCGCGCCGTGACATTGTTGTTATGTACATTGACTATGGGCAGACCCCTAGCACTGGTGTAAGCAATAACACTAACGGTGTAGTTAAGATTATCGTGGTAGCTGGTACGCCAGCTGGTAGCCCATCAGACCCATCAAATGCGGCTATTCAGTCTGCAGTAGGTGCAAGCAACCCTTATATAAAGCTGGCGCGTGTGCGCGTGGCTGCTGGCGCTTCAAGCATTACCAACTCTGTCATTGATGATCTACGCCTTATGGCTACTGGCATTCAGCAAGGTGGTTGGATATATGATGAAATTTATACATGGTCATACCTTAGTGCAACGTCATTTGCCATTGCTGACGCTGATGTTACCTCGCTATTCCCAGTTGGTCTAAAACTTAAACTTAATCAAGCTGGTACAACAAAGTATTTCGTTGTAACAAGTACATCTTTCAGCACAAACACTACCGTAAATGTATCTAGTGACGGCAGCACTACACTTTCTAATGTACCTATTGATAGACCTGCTTTTAGCTACAATGAAAGACCAGAGGGCTACCCCTACGCAAGTATTAGTAACCCAGGTCAGTGGTGGCAAGAGCTTGGTAGGGTTGTTGCTAGTGGCGGTCCATTGGCAGATATGCCTACACTTACAATACCTGCCCGTAAATATCTAAAGATTATATTTGTTGGTGCTGTAGATGGCGGATCATACGCCTTTGGTTTTCAGTTCAACGGTGATACTGGCAATAACTACTCTGATGCACTTATTTACGGCAGTGGCTCATCTGCTGGATATTCGCAAACAGCATCACGCGGCAATATACGTTCTAGTACAACAATTCCATCTGGTGGTAGCTGGTTCTTAGAAGCAGAATTATTAAACTTCCCTACTATAAATAAACAATTCCAGGGGCGCTGTACATCTGATGCTGGTGCTGGTATAAATGCAACTTACTCACCAGATAATCAACTTTTCTCTGGCAAATGGGTTAATGCTGCACAAATAACCTCTATTAAAGCAATTAAGCTTGGTGGTACTTCTGGTATTGCCAATGGTGCAGAACTTATAGTGTTGGGACATGACTAGAAATGTATGCGGAACAACCGCGACAACAAAAATGGAATAGAACAGAATGGGCTGCAACCCGTAAACGTGCTATTGCTACACTAGACCCTATTTGCGCTATATGCCACCGCCCTATTGATCTTGAAGCCCCACCATTTTCACCATTAGCCGTAGAGGTAGACCATATTGTGCCACGTTCACGCGGCGGTTCATTATACGGGCTTGAAAACCTGCAACTTACCCATAGTCAATGCAACCGCAAAAAAGGCGCTAGAATGGCAGAAGATTACGCGGATCAGCAGGCTATAAACCAAGTGCCTGTCTCAAATCACTGGTAGACGCTTGTGCTATAATACTCATATAAGAAAAGGAGTAGTGCCATGCAAGATCAAGACGAACCAATAACCCCAGAACACGCAGAAGAAGTAGAGTCAATGGGGAAAGGGGAATAATCTAGATGTCTTACAATGTACGCCAATACCCTGCAAGCTCAGCTAATTACGACACCAGCCGTAAGCCGATTAGAAAAGTAGTTATTCATCATGCTGCCAGCACCAGCTTTGATAGCATTGGGCAGGTGTTTGCTAACCCTGGACGCGGTGCAAGCGCTCACTATGGAGTTGGTCGCAACCAAAATGTTGACCAATATGTGCCAGAGAAATTTACCGCTTGGCACTGTGGTAACTACCCAGTAAACCAAGAGTCAATCGGTATTGAGAATGTAAACAGCTCAGGCGCACCAAACTGGGATGTTGCAGATGAAACGCGCAACACCTTAGTAGAATTGGTCACAGACATTTGCCGCCGTAACCCAGGCATTCTTGAAGCTGGTGGTGGCAAGTTAGTACCAGGAGTCAACTTACTTGGTCACAGCCAAGTATCACAGAAGCCTACAGCATGTCCTGTGCAGCTGCTAGGATGGCTACCAGAACTGGCTAACCGTGTAAATGCAGCTCTTGGTGGCAGCACACCTGCACCAACACCACAGCCAGGCAAAAAGTCTAATGAGCAGATTGCTGATGAAGTATTAGCTGGTGCATGGGGTAATAACCCACACCGCCGCGATGCGCTCACAGCGGCTGGTTATGACTACGGTGCTATTCAAGCAATCGTCAACAGCCGTGTAGGTAACCCACAGGCAGCGCCACGCAAGGGAAATGAGGTCATTGCCGATGAAGTAATGGCAGGTGCATGGGGCAACGGTGACCAGCGCAGGGATCGTCTAACCGCCGCAGGCTATGATTACCGTACTATTCAGAACATCGTAAACCAAAGGCTCTATGGCGCACCTAGCCCACAGCCAGCAAAGGCAAGCAATGATGAGGTTGCTAATCAAGTTATTGCTGGATCATGGGGCAATGGCGATGATCGCCGCAACCGCTTACAGGCTGCAGGTTACGACTATAACGCAGTCCAGGCTCTAGTAAATCAAAAGCTAGGTATGGGCAACGCAGCGCCAGCGCGCAAGTCAAATGACCAAGTAGCCAATGAAGTTATTGCTGGCAACTGGGGTAACGGACAAGAGCGAAAAGATCGCCTTGCTGCAGCTGGTTACGATTACGGCGCAGTCCAAGCATTAGTAAATCGTAAGTTAGGACTATAAACATGAATTTGGTCTTTACAGTAGACCCTGCAACAGTAGTACAGCTGCTTGTTGCAGTGGTCCTACCAATCGCAGTTGGCTTAGTAACCACGCGTGTTACTTCAGGCTCAGTGAAAGCATGGCTTTTAGCAGGTCTTACGCTGCTCACATCGCTTGTAGTGGGCTTTGGCGCTGCAGTAGCGGATCAAGCCGCATTTGATGTAGGCAAGGCGCTATTCTTAGCACTGCCACAATTCTGTATATCAGTAGCCATGTATTACGGTCTGTGGAAGCCTACAGGCGTAGGCGCAGCAGCTCAAGAGGTACATGCCACTACTTTGGTAGACAGAGACGCGCAGTAGTCACCACACAAACCAAAAAGAAGCGCCCTCGCAACAGCGCTTCTTTTTATTTGGCAATATTTATTTTTGAATATTGAGTAAGCCTATTCTACAGGTACTGGCTTCACATCGTCAAGCGATCTGCTGCCTTTTTGCTCATTGCACCACTTACATGCAGGCTGCAGGTTGTCTTTGGCAAAGCGCTTGCTGGGATCGCGTGAGCGCGCTACTACATGATCTAGTGTCAGCGTCTCTAAAGTCAGCTTGTATGGACACCAGGGATGAATTCGTAGGTAACAGTACCAGTACCCATTTGCATCTGGTGGGTTGCGCCTGATCCATGTGGTCCGCGTAATGATCCATTGTTTGGTTTGTTTGCCAATCTTCTTAAGAGGTGTACGCTTGAGTCCTACTTTGCGCTTTAGAATAACTTTTGGGTTCATAGGGCAAGCGTATGGGAAGTGATTAGGCTTTGGATCGTGACAAAATTTGCAGGCTTTTTTTGGAAATCTATCTATACTGGTCAAGCACTCCCTCCTTGTTGAATAACTTTATTATACAGTATGTGCTTATGTTATAATCACATCAGACAACCAAACCATATACGAGAACTACTCGGTTAAGAAAGGAGAAGATGGGATGGCAAAAGCAGAGGTCTATGTAGAAATCAAAGTGATGCCAATTAAAGATTTGGTACACAATGAGCGCAACCCCAGATATATAAAATCAAAAAAGCATCGTGAGCTGATGGAGTCCCTTAAGGAATTCCCAGAAATGAAGCTCATTAGGGAAATCGTCATTGACGAAAATAACTTGCTTCTGGCAGGCGATAAGCGCGTGTATGCGCTTGAAGAGCTTGGTTATGCAGATGTGACCGTAAAGCAGGTATTCAACCTCACAGAAGCCCAGAAAGACGAATTTATAGTAAAAGACAATGTCCATAATGGTGAGTGGGACACTGATGTAATTGCTAACCACTTTGATACCGAAAAGCTGAAAGACTGGGGTGTGCCTAAATTCAAGACTGACCCAGATGGCGGTGGTGACGGTAAGAGCTATAAAAACCATGAGGTGACCTGCCCAAATTGCGGTGAGCATTTTGAGCTTTCAGAGTCAGCTGATTAATCTGAGTTTTTACCATGTCTAAAAAAGGTATAAAACTCGGTGATGAGATAGAAGATGTTGTGGCGAAAGTACGCGGCATTGCTCATGGTAGGGTTGAATATTTGGACGGCTCAGTTTACTGGATCATCCAGCCGCCTGCAGAAGATGGTGCTATATTGGCTAAAGAGGTCCACAGTCAAGAGGCTTACTGTAGGCGCGTAGGTGATGGTGTACGCGTTGAGCGCAAGCAGGTGATGGGCTTTCATGCTAAGGACTTAGACCAAGATGGCAGCTAAAGTAAACAAAACTGCCAAAACCGTTGACAAGTCAAAGCCCAAAGTCAACAAAAAAACACCTGCTAAAAAGACTGCCAAAAAAGCCCCGAAACCTAAAGCACCAGAGATTACAGATGATATGTTTATGGACTGGTTTTTGAAGCAATCGTATACAAAATTTGTTCGTTTTACAAAAGAGTGGAATGAAGAAAAATTAAAGCTCAAGTTAGAAAAGCATGATACCTATGATGGCTGGCTCAATTACTTTAAGACATTACCAGTAAACAAGCTCAAGCTGCTATCAGAGACTGGGCTAGATATTCTACCTGCAGAGGCGTATGCAGCGCTGTCATTCTGGCGTGATATGATGCAGAACCCAAGCCGCATTATTAAAATTCACAAAGCTGGTCTTACTGGCACTGGTGACCCCAAAGATACGATTACCGCGCTGGCTGAGTCAAATGACCGCTATGGCGTACTTAAAGCGATCCGCAACCAGCTGGCAGCAAGACTGCAGAATAACCCAGGTAACCGCGATACCGCAGACCTATCAAAGCAACTTACTGAAATAATGACCCAGATTGCAGATTATGAGCGCCGCCTAGCGCCTGACAAAAAGACTGTGCTGGGTGATCTGCTGAGCAACATGCCTGGCAAACCTGCAGCAGCGCCGCCTAGCGACATCAAATCAAAGCGCCCTACCAAAGATGGCGGTGGTCATAGGCGCACCAGCTTTGCTTCAAGAGTAACTATTAGTGATGTGAAAGGTAAAAAGTAATGGCTAGAAGATACGGCAACCAAATACCGCGCATAGACCAATTTAATGAGGGTGACATTTGGCTGGCTGATAAAACCATTAGGCTATTAGATCACTATGGCATCAAACTGCTTGAGTGGCAGAAATACATTGTCTATTGCTGGCTGGCGGTCAACTGGGATGAAGAAGAGCAGCGCTGGAAGTGGGCAAACCCTAAAGCTGGGCTGCTTGTGCCGCGCCAAAACGGTAAAACAGAAATCATCATTGCCAGGATCATAGGCGGCATGATTTTCATGGATGAGGCATTAATTTATACAGCCCATAGTGATAAGACTGTTGATGAGGTGAAGCGCCGTGTGCAGAATTTCTTTTACCAGGCAGAAGAAGAAATACGCGATCTGCTCACAGCTGAGTTTGACAAAGAGCCAAAGAGCCTAGATTACATTGAGCTTAGGACTAAGGGGCGCTGTGTGTTTAGAACCCGAACCCGAACAGGTGGACTGGGTACTACCAATGACACCCTGATATTGGATGAGGCGCAAGAAGAGACTGACGCGCAGCAGGAAGCCTTGCTACCAACTATTTCAGCTGGTAAAAGCCAAAACCAACAAATATTGCGCGCAGGTACTCCGCCAAGTGGTGGTGGCTCAGGCACAGTGTTTATTCGTATTAGACAGAATGTTATTGATGGCAAAGACCATGAGACTTGCTGGCAAGAGTGGTCAGTAGAGTTGCTGACTGATCCAAGTGATGAGGATGCCTGGTATGACGCTAACCCATCGCTGGGCTATCACCTGATGGTGCAGGCGGTCCGTAACGAAGCCAAAGACATGGCAGTAGATAGCTTCAATAAAATGCGCTTGGGCTGGATCGCAGGCATTGAAAGCCGCCGCGCAATTTCTGATGGTCAGTGGTCACAGCTCAAAGTAGAAAAGGTGACATTAGAGCCAATACCAAAGCTGGTGTACTGCATTAAGTTTGCACCTGATGGCAGCGCAGTCAGTCTGGGTACTGGTGTATACATGCCTAATGATATGGTCCATGTAGAGCTGATTGAGCGCAAGCCAATGTCTGCAGGTACTTACTGGCTCACAAACTGGCTATTTGGCAAAATGCCAGGGCAAGAGAAAAAGCGCTGGCGCGCTGCAGCAAAGATAATCATTGATGGCGCAAGTGGTACTCAGCTGCTTGTAGAAGAGCTTGTACGCACTGACAGGCGAATTAGTAAGAAAATACTCACTCCGAATGTAAAAGAGGCTGCAGCAGCCTACAGTGCATTTCAGACAGCCATTGAGCAGCGCACCATGACGCATTACGATCAGCCAGCATTGAATGGCAGCATCAAAACAGCTAAGAAGCGCGCAATAGGTAAAGAGGGCATGTTTGGCTATGCCACTATGAACCCAGACATTCAGATTGACCCTACTGAGTGTGCAGCATTCTGTAACTATGGCGCGGTCCGCTTTGCCAAAAATTTCAAATCGGTAGGTGGTAGCAGCCAAAAGGTGATGGTATAATGCCAGGTAAGCTACAGGTGAATAAGCCCACCTACAGCCCAGAACTCCAATTCGGCAAAAAAATAGCACCCAGAAAGCGTAAGCTGCAGGGTGCTTTTGCTATAATAGTGCTTATGGAAAAAGAGCCAGTTCAAGACAATGTAGTTTACTTGGATGAATACCCACACCTAGAAGAGAAATTGCGCCTGCAGCGATTATCGCGCCCAGCGGTCCAGGCAGCGCTGCACGACATGACGCGCATAATTAAGTTTGAATTACCCGAACCACCAGACCAACCAGCCTAGTAGATATAAACAAAGTCAGAAGCGTTAGCTGTGCGTGTATTCATTTTGCCCCAGCCAGCCATTGCATTCATTTCAGAAATAGTGATCTTGCCGCCGCCATCAATGCTTTCAACATAAACCACATGCCCTAATGATCCTGCAGTAGTTGTACCGACAGCACCTACACGCGGCTCTGTGCCAACTGGCAACCCAGTACGCTGTGCATTCCAATACCACCTGTTTGCATTACCTAAGCCATTAGGCAGGGAAGCGCCGCGCTTATTCTTCACATACCATGTGCAATAGCCATAGTCGTATGTATTACCAGCATCATAGCTCATTTGAGGGGCTACACCAGGCGTTACTGCTGGCAGTGCTACTTGTACTGGAATTTCGCGCGAAAGCTGCTCTGACGGCTCAGGAATGGTTATTAAATCACCAACATGAATGATGTCTGGGTTGTCCAGCTGGGTATTTTTAGCCCACAGGCGCTGCCATTCTACATTGTGGGCAGTACCGATCTTACTTAAATTGTCACCATCAACTACTGTGTAGACCACTGGCACAGGCGCTGGAAGCTCTATAGGCTTTTCAACTGGCTTTGGTGGGACTATTACGACTGGCGCAGTTTGCTGGAAATCGTAGAGGTTTAATTTGAATAGCTTTTGTATGTCAGTTTGATAGCTGACTGACTGGGCTTGTGCGGTTGCTGGTGTTGCTAATATTGCAAAGCCCAGTACCAATGTGATAATGCGTTTCATAATCGTGAGACTCAGGATCAGGACATTTGGCGCGTCTCTATTTGTACTCCATTGAATTAAGTTACAGTCACGATTATATCAGACCTATACTTTTGCGTGTCAAGCCAACAGGGGTAGTAGGGCATAATACTATTGACAAATAAGCCCTGATATGCTAATATGAAGTAGTTATGAAAAGAATAACAAACATCATCAAAGACAAATATTACCGTTACCAGCCAGGCGAATTTCTGCCCATCCGTGAGGGTGGCGAATTGGTCAACAAGCGTGAATTCCATACCTACCGCATTAAGTGGATCATCAACAACCGCCGCGCTTTCATGTACCAGCTTACTCACCACGCTGGGTAAACTACCTCTGTTATTTCAGCGCATTTACATACTATATAGAAATGTTTATAAAAAACATTTTTACATACTATATAGAAGCAGCACATCCGCCTCTGGTTTTCAACAACTATTCCACAGAAATGGGCTAGTTTTACACAAGCGACTTGGCATTGCATTTCGTTTAATGCTATAGTTTGAAAGACACAAAGAATTGGAGGGTACTAATGGCTTATAGTGTTACAGACCAAAGAAAACAGACAATGCTACAGAGGTTAGGCGATGCAGCGCAACTGATTGACGATCAGCGCTTTCTACCGTTTTACCGCAGTATTCAAATTAAATTAGAGAAAATGGGTAAGCCCGATGAATGGGGCAAAATGATTGAAGCTGCACTGGCAGCAGATCACCCAAGCAAATATTTTGCTAAGCTCTGCAAACTCATTAAAGATGGCAAGTACATATTTGTTGAAAAAGTAAAAGAGGTGCATGACAACATCACCGCTTGGCTAGATGATAAGCTAGTGAAATTTGGCTTTGGTAAGTATCACCCCTATTGGCGGCGCAAAGCAAAGGAATTTGTCAATGTAAATGGGCAGGCTGGCTTTGTAGAGCTGCTTGAATATGCTGATCGCAAGGGCATAAATCAAAAGCAGATGGCTGCAGCAATTAAAAACTGCAAACCACCGCGCCAATATTACAAAGAAAATGTCATTGGCGGCGCAGCGTAATAGGCGGTCCAAAAACATTAAAGCAGCAGGCTATTGAAATAGCGGCAACCCATACGATGGCTACTAGTAATGATTGTGTAGTGCTGACAAAACAAATAATGGATCTAGTGGAAAGCGCAAGACTAGTGGAGTTAGATTTGCTAGAGCAGGCAATAAATCTGGGCTGGGACATGAATAAATATAAGCTCTACCGTTTAGAAAAACTTACAGGCGAAAAAGTAGGTAGTGCCACAAAGGTAGATTTTAATGGCTAAGGGTGGACTTGTATTTACCAAAGACAACGAATACTACACGCCAAAAAGCGTTATTGATTACTTCGGTAAGTTTGACTATGACCCAGCAACGGTAGCTGAAAAGGCTGCAGAATTTGGTATACCGCATTTTGATACCATAGAGACTGATGGGCTTGCCCAGGACTGGACAAAGTACAAGCGCATTTGGATCAACCCACCATTCACGCGCAAGCATGAATTCCTAGCAAAAGCAGTTGAGACATACCGCCAGGCAAAGAATGATATTTATGTGCTATTCCCTATTGAATTTCTGACTACCAGACGCTTCTATGAAGTTTGTGGGGGGGGGCGCATATATGTACCTAGTGGACGCATCAATTTCCAAAGCGGCTTGGGCAAAAAGGGCAAGTCACCTGCCTTTGGGAGTTGTGTTTTGAAAATTCAGGATCATTCAGAAATTGTGTTTATAGATATTGGTGAGCTGAAATGAGAAAGCTAATTATTCTGATAGTGCTAATATTAACCGTAGGCTACTGCTATGTAATATTCAGCTGGTGGCAAGAGGGCAATCGTAACTTTGAGCAGCAAAGACATGAGAAAAGTATTATTTCTAGACATTGATGGGGTCTGCAATAGCGCAGAGTACGCTGAGCGCCGTTTTAAGAAAACAGGCAAAGGCGGTCTGCTAGGCATTGATCCAATACTGGCAAAGAAAGTCCGCCGCATTGTCAAAGAGACTGGGTGTGATGTGGTCCTAAGCAGCACCTGGCGCTTATACGATAACGCGCGCCACCAAGTCCGCAATGAGGTTGTGGGCTTTATTGATGTGACACGCAATTTCCAGGGTGGTGAGCAGAATGGCAGAGTGCAGCGCGGTTACGAAGTCAAAGAATGGCTAGACCGTCACCCTGCAGTAGAGCAATACGCCATATTAGATGATGATAGTGATTTCTTACCAGAGCAGTGGCTATTCAAAACGACATTCAAGAAAGGTCTAACAGATGAGATTGCAGATAATGTAATTTCACACCTAAATGCTATTGACTAACGGTCTACCGTTTTGTTATTATTGAGGTAACCATAAAGGAATTGGAGGGAAACTATGGGGCTTAGGGAAATATTAAAAGGTAAGCGCACACCGCAGGCAGTTGAATTGCCGCCGATCATGCAAGCGCAAGACCCAGTCAACTATGACAGCGTCTTGGACTGGCTGCTTGGACTGAGCGACAAAGACTATAAGGTGATGCTGGAAGTGGTAGATGTTTACCGTAGTGCAAACAAAACCACCGCCAAATTGCTTAAGGTCAAAGACCAGCCTACAACACAGCTCATTGAGCCAAAGCCTACAGATGATGAGGTAGAGCAGCAACTAGATACATTGCTAGAGACTCACCCAGACGATCTGAAAGCAGCCATTGAAGCTGAGCAACCTGTAAAAGAAAAAAAGAAAACTCAAGCGCCAGGCAAAGGAAAATAGCCATGATTACGCGAATAAAAAATTTGTTCAATAAGTGGCAGCAGTACCGCCGCCGCCAGGCATTCTTACATGCCCACTTGGACAAGCTAACCGATCCTACATTTTTGGACAGGGCAACTAGGGACTAAACATGAAAGCCTACACTGACTTATTCAATCAGCCTATAAGCAAAGAAGATGTGAAAATGGCAGTGGTGGTAGTGGTCCGCACTGACAACCCGTACCCAAGCAATCTGCAGCGCAGAATGAAGATTGGTTACGCTAAGGCAGCTAGGCTTTCAAAATTATTGTTTGACGCAGGTGTTACCACTGACACCAGCAAAACACCACGATCAGTAATACTTAAGAGTGAGGTGCAGGCTACCAATGCTGCACTCCGCCAGCTTAAAAAGGGCAGGAGATGATTAAGATGGCACAGTTAGCAGGCAAAGTTATGCGTAAAAACGCAGAAGTGATTTTAATATTCAAATTGGGTGTTGCTATGAATGATACCGCCATTGGCGCATACGCGCTGAGCAAGGGCATCAATAAAAGCACCTCTGAAATGTCCATACAGGAAAAGGTGGGCTTGGCGCAGCAAATGTTTA